CTGCTTTCACTATTCGTAGTGGGTCAGCTACTGGCCCTATTATACTTCAGTTAACCCTGCCTACCGGGTGGAACGACGTGTATATCCCAAACGACGGTATCCTTGCTGACAACGGTTGTTTTGTTTCCGCTTTTACAGGCGCAGGGAACGTAATGACCCTACTCATAGAGTAACTCATGGCTAAGGCTCCTACAGCTAAAAAAGACTCCCGCCTTGCACGGGCGGGAGTATCCGGGTTTAACAAACCTAAGCGGACTCCTAATCACGCGAAGAAGTCTCACATTGTTGTGGCTAAAGAAGGTGATAAGATTAAGACTATCAGGTTTGGGGAGAAAGGCGCTAGTACCGCTGGCAAACCCAAAGTTGGTGAGTCAGACCGTATGAAGGCCAAACGTAAATCTTTTAAGGCCCGTCACGGCAAGAACATTGCCAAGGGTAAAATGTCAGCCGCCTACTGGGCAGATAAGGTTAAATGGTGAATACTATGATGGGACGTTACTCTATGGGGAGCCAACTTACTGGCGATCGCGCCAAGAAGATGGACAAAGGCGGTAAGCTGAAGATGGTTAAAGGCCCAAGCGGTAAAATGGTTCCTGATTATGCCGCTGATGGCGTTGGCAAGATGTCCTACGGCGGCAAGATGAAGAAGATGGGTTCCGGTGGTAAGATGTCCCGTGGCGATGGCCGCTGCATGAAGGGCAAAACCAAGGGCACTATGCGCTAATGGCACCTAAGAAGAAATCTACGGTCAACGCCGCAAAAAACTACACGGAGCCAACTATGCGTAAAAACCTTGTAGCCAAGATTAAAGCAGGTGGTAAGGGTGGTGCGCCGGGTCAGTGGAGTGCCCGTAAGGCGCAGATGGTTGCTAAACAGTACAAAGCCAAAGGCGGAGGGTACACATCGTGAAGGGAGTTAACCACTACTTAAAGGATGGCACTGTCCACAAAGGCGGTACACACAAGATGCCTGATGGTTCGTTGCACACAGGTAAGACCCACGGCAAGACAAGCACTAAATTAGTGCACTATAAAGATTTGAGTAAAACAGCGAAGGCTAAAGTTGATGGCAAAAGCAGAAAGTCAAAAAAGTCTTAGTAAATGGACCAAGCAGGAGTGGGGTACCAAGTCTGGTAAGCCATCCACGCAAGGGGCTAAGGCCACAGGGGAGCGTTATCTCCCTAAGAAAGCCATAAAGGCTTTGTCTGACAAAGAGTATGCTGCTACTACAAAAGCCAAGCGCGCTGCTACTAAAAAGGGTAAACAGGTTGCCAAGCAGCCGAAGAAGATCGCTAAGAAGACGGCAAAGTATAGGAAGGCCTAGATCATGGCAACAGTTGTGCCAGTACTAAACGAACTGTTTGAGGAAGCGTACGAACGTGCTGGCCTCGAAATGCGTACGGGGTATGATATTAAGTCAGCTCGCCGCAGTCTAAACATTATGACGTTAGAGTGGCAGAACCGTGGGTTGAACTTGTTCACCATCGAAGCGGGCACCATACCGTTGGTTGCTGGTACAGCGACGTACACTATGCCCGCTGACACGATTGATCTAATCGAGCACCAGCTACGTACAGGTACAGGTGTATCGCAGTTAGACGCGTACATAGACCGTATGAGTGTTTCCACTTACTCGCAACAAGGAAACAAAAATAGCGCAGGTCGGCCCTCGCAAATCTACGTGCAGCGTAACGCTACGGATGTTCAGGTCACACTCTGGCCCGTACCCGATAGTGCGCAAACCTACACATTGGCGTACTACCGCCTTAAAGGTATAGATAGCATAGCCAGCGATAGCGGTATTAATGCCGCTTCTACCTCTGTACCTCCTCGTTTTGTACCCGCACTTGTGGCCGGTCTAGCGTACTATATCGCTATGAAGAGGCCAGAACTCGCAAATCGGGTCGTGCCGTTAAAGCAAGAATACGAGGCTCAGTTTCTCTTGGCCGCGAACGAAGATCAAGATCGCGCTACGTTACAAGTTGTTCCTTTTAGGGGGGCTATCTAATGCCTGCTTACGCCAGTGGCAAACACGCATACGGTATATGTGACCGGACCGGGTTTCGCTACAAGCTGGAAGACCTCATATTTGAGGTCCAGCATGGCGTAAAGACTGGGTTACGTGTGGGCAAAGATGTTCTCGATCCTGACCAACCTCAGAACTTCTTAGGTAACGTCAATACATCTGACCCGCAATCTTTGCTAAACCCTCGACCTGACGTAAATCCGGGTAGAGGTTTGTTTGGTTGGAACCCTGTTTGGAACCCCGCGCAATATATGGTAAGCTCCGTAGGAAGCGTCGCCGTAACCACAACTGATGGAGAAGTATAATGGCTAGTAAATACGCACCGAAGAAATCCATGCGGCCTAGAAGCCGGAATGATGCTAAAGGGATGTCCCCGAAAGAGTTAGAAGGTAGTACTAGCGGCCCTGGTGGATTGAGTATGGAAGAGAAAACTGATGCAGTGAAAAAGATGTACGATCGCAATCGAGGCAATATACGCGGCAATATGAAAAAGGTCAAGAAGATGAAAGACGGCGGCAAGATGTGCCGTGGTATGGGCGCTGCTACACGCGGCGGCAACTTTAGAATGGGGTAAGTTCTGATGGACTACGCGGCGTTAACATCAGCGATCGAAGATTACACGGACAATACGGAAGCCACTTTCGTAGCTAATATTCCTTTGTTTATTCGGAATACAGAAGAACGTATTCTAAAGAGTATTCAACTGGATTTATTTCGTAGGAACGCCAGCGCTACAATGTCTAAAGGCGGTCAGTATTTGGCTTCTCCTACTGACTTTCTAGCTCCGTTTTCCCTGAGTTTTAACGTAGACGGTGAGAAAGTCTTCGTAGAGTTCAAAGACGTTTCGTTCTGCCAGTCGTTTGCCCCAGACCCCTCTATCGAAGGGGTACCTCAATACTACGCTCAGTTTGATGTGGATAACATGGTTTTGGTACCTACCCCCAACGCTAACTACAACTGTGAGATGCACTATTTGTACCGCCCTGCTAGTATCACTGCAGGCGCAACTACGGGTACTACGTGGTTAAGTACTAACGCTGAGTTAGCGTTATTGTATGGAAGCCTCGTTGAAGCCTATATATTTATGAAGGGTGAACAGGACATAATGGCTATATACAACGATAAGTTTGCAGAGGCCATGGTTGGTTTGAGAATGCTTGGTGAGGCTAAAGAGCCTACTCAGGACTATAGGGTTGGCCGTGTTGTACGGGCAAAGCAATAATTGTTGCAGATTTGGCGGAATGTGCTAGTTTGCGTTAACGGATCAAGGAGAATTCAACATGTCTTTCAGTGGTAATTTCATGTGTACGTCGTTTAAGCCGGAGCTTTTAAAAAGCGTCCACGACTTTACCCCTTCAACGGGTAACACTTTTAAACTTGCGTTATACACAAACGTTGGCGCTGCGTTTGACGCAAGCACTACGACTTATAGAACCACTAACGAGGTTCCAAATTCTGGTAGCTACTCCGCAGGGGGCGGAACACTTACTACGACGGCTACTTTCCCAAAAGCCGGTGGCACAACGGGCATGGTTGATTTTGTAGACCTTGAGTTTACAACTGCAACAATCACGGCGCGGGGCGCGGTTATCTATAACAGTTCAGCGGCAGGTAATCCCGCAGTGGCAGTTTTGGATTTCGGGTCAGACAAAACGTCTACTACTGGTACATTTACTATCCAGTTCCCAACAGGTGATGCTTCGAACGCTATTATCCGTATAGCTTAAACTTACTTAAAGGGGTATAAGCCATGGCTTTAGTTGTAGCTGATCGCGTAAAAGAGACTACAAACTCTACGGGAACGGGTTCGTATGCTCTTGGCGGCGCGTCCCCCGGTTTTCAGGCTTTTTCCGTTGTTACGTCGAACGCGGACACTGTTTACTATTCTATAACGGATAACGTAAATTACGAGGTAGGTATCGGTGCGTACGCTAGTTCGGGAAACTCAATATCCCGAACGACTATCTTTTCGTCGTCAAACTCTAATAACGCCGTAAACTGGGGTGTCGGTACAAAGGACATATTCCTAACATACCCTGCGGATAAAGCCGTTATTGAAGATGTTAGTAACAATGTGACCATTGGCAACAACTTGATTGTTGGTGGTACGGTTGATGGCGTAGATATACAGACTCTCAACACTACCGCGAATGCTGCTTTACCCAAAGCTGGCGGCACCATGTCGGGCAACTTGATCCTAAACGCCGATCCGACTATCGCACTGCAGTCTGCAACCAAACAGTATGTAGACACGATTGCTGCGGCGGGTATCCACTACCATCAGGCTTGTCGGGCGGAAACAACTGCTAACCTCAACGCTACCTATAGCAACGGTTCGAGCGGAGTTGGTGCAACACTAACTAACGCAGGCACCCAAGCGGCTATAGTTCTTGACGGCGTTACTCTTAGCGCAACCAACCGTGTTATGGTTCAAGACCAAACAAACCAAGCGCACAACGGTGTCTACATCGTCACTACAGTAGGTTCTGCCAGTACAAACTGGGTACTTACTCGCGCCACAGACGCGGACTCTTACTCCCCAAGTGACCCAGATGCCTTGGGTGAAGGCGACGCGTTCTTCATTACTGAGGGTACGGTTCACGGTGGTGAGCTTGACGTGATGACCACGACAGGTGTTATTACTTTTGGTACAACAAACATTGTTTTCGCTTTAGTCTCCGACGCTCCAATATACACTGCTGGTACAGGCCTTTCGATATCGGGCACTGAGTTCTCCTTAGTCACGCCGGTTACTTCAGCTACCGCACTGGCTACAGCCCGCACAATCGGAATGACAGGTGACGTCGTTTGGACTTCAGCCTCGTTTGACGGTACGGGCAACGTCACTGGCACTGCTACGATCCAAGCAAACTCCGTAGCTTTGGGCACAGATACCACAGGCAACTACGTCGGTGCTGGTGCTACTTCAGGCACGGGTATCTCTGGCTCGTTGTCCGCCGAAGGCGGGACTTTCACAGTTGCATCCAATGCGACGAACGCCAACACAGCCTCTACCATCGTTGCTCGGGACGGATCAGGTAACTTTAGTGCGGGTACGGTTACAGGTGCCTTGAGCGGCAATGCTTCGACAGCCACTGCGTTAGCTACTGGCCGAACAATCGGAATGACAGGTGATGTGGTTTGGACTTCAGCCTCGTTTGACGGTACGGGCAATGTCACAGGTACAGCCACAATTCAGCCCAACTCTGTGGCCTTGGGCACCGACACTACTGGCAATTATGTCTCTTCCATCGCCAACGGCTCCTACCTTACTGGTGGGGGGTCTGCGTCTGAGAACAAAGCATATACCCTTGGCGTAGACGCTACCTCCGCTAACACAGCCTCTAAGGTCGTGGCACGAAATGGCTCGGGTAACTTCTCTGCAGGTACAGTTACAGCGGCTCTATCGGGCAACGCCTCAACGGCTACCACACTGCAGACGGCTCGTACTATCAACGGCGTAGCTTTTAACGGTGCTGCTAATATTACTGTGGCTGACAGCACTAAGTTACCTAAAGCAGGTGGTGCCATGACAGGCGCTATAACCACCAACTCTACTTTTGATGGCCGAAATGTATCAGTAGACGGTACAAAGTTGGATGGCATTGCATCCGGAGCGCAAGTCAACGTGTCTCCCGGCAACGCTACAATTACTATTGGTGGAGATGTAACAGCTAACTCTGGTTTCACTACAAACCAAGCCACCAACGAGGCGATTAGCTTGAGTTTAAATGCTAATACGGTTGACAGTAGTGAGCTAGTTGCCAACTCGGTTGATGCTTCACATTTGAACGTATCAGGCAACGGTACAAGTTCTCAATGGTTGCGCTCAGATGGCGATGGTACGATGTCTTGGGTAACACCACCCAACACAGTATATAGCTTGCCGTTAGCAACCAGCACTGCTCGCGGTGGTATTGAGTTATACAGCAATACAGATCAAACTGTTGCTCCAAACACTGTAACAGCAACCGCAAGTAGGACTTATGGTCTTCAACTTAACTCAGCAAATCAAGCTATGGTCAATGTCCCTTGGGTTAATACGACTTACAGCGTAGGCGCTGGTGGTTTAACTCAGCAGAACTTTACCACAACGCTAAAGAATAAACTGGACGGTGTAGCCACCAGTGCGAACAACTACAGCTTCCCTTATACTGTTTCTAACAGCGCAGGGAACAGCACAGTCGTTCAGCGAAACGCTAGTGGTTACATTTTTGGAAATTGGCTTAACGCCACAGGGACTTTCGCTACTAGTGCCAATTCTTCTGGAATGGGTAGGTTTACTGGTACAAATGGGGCTGATACTTATGGACGCTCTTACACAGCGGCGGCGGCTCGTACACTCTTAAACGTAGCTGACGGTGCTAACAACTACAGCCTACCAGCATCTCCCAGTTTTACTGACTTATATGTATCAACAAATATCTACCACTCAGGTGATACCAATACCTATATGCAATTTACCGCTGATACTTGGAGAGTTATAACGGGTGGGACAACACGCATGGTGGTCGATAACAGCACCACTACCATGACTAATACCCTCTCTATGAGTGGCCACATTATAGACATGAACAACAACGCTATCAGAGGTGTAGACGCAATTTACCATGAGGGTGACACCAACACTTATATGCAGTTCCACGAGCCGGATCAGTGGCGTGTTGTTACAGGTGGTGTTGAACGACTAGAGGTTAACAACTTTGCTGTTACTTCTATTGAGCCTATCTACGCACCAAGTTTCCACGGTGATGGTTCTAATTTGACAGGTGTGGGTGGTTCCACAACAGCAGGTGCTGTAGGGACTTACTGTTGGGCCAGGAATACTGGAAGTACAACAACCGCATCTACAGGTACAGGTTCGTCATTTAACTTTGGCACTACTTATGCAGGGACGGGATTGTTTCCAGCGGGCTTTAGTGGCGAAGCTGTGGGGAATTTTGGAAATGCGTGGTACTACAATTATACCAGCGGCGTCGCCGTAGGTTCCAACGCCAACTCCGCTTTATCCGGCACATGGCGCTGTATGGGGCAAACCTCCATAGCTTCCCCCTACTATGATGAAGTTCCCGTCACACTTTTCGTAAGGATTTCATAATGAGCATCACAGTCACAGAAGTCCGCAATGCGGCGTCACTCCAAGCTGACAATCTTCGCATGGAAGTAGAGATTAACCACCCACAATACGGTTGGATACCCTACGGTCTTAATCCATCCGACACGGACACGACCATAGACAACGATGCGGTCATGGCTTTGATTGGGAGTAACTTCACAGCATATGTAGCACCCACACAGGCGGAGTTAGATGCAGCCGAGGCCGCGT